TCAGGTTGGTGATTATGGATGAAGCGGATGAGATGCTTTCGCAGGGTTTCAAGGAGCAAGTTTACAACATATTCCAGTTTCTCCCTGCAAATGTTCAGGTGGCCCTTTTTAGCGCGACAATGCCCGTTGAGATTGCAAAGTTGACTGATAAGTTCATGCGCAATCCTGTGAAAATTCTGGTAAAAGCCGAACAGCTGACACTTGAAGGTATCGAACAGTATTACGTGGCACTGGATACCGACGAATACAAATACGAAGCATTAAAAGACTTGTATGGTGTGCTTTCATTGAGTCAAAGTATTATCTATTGTAACAGCGTGCGTAGGGTTCAAGAATTGTATGAAGCAATGACGACCGACAATTTTCCGGTATGCCGCATCCATAGCAACATGGAGAAGAGCGAGCGAGAGGCGAACTTCAATGAATTTTCGAGCGGAAAAATGCGCGTACTCATCTCGTCCAACGTCACGGCGCGCGGTATCGACGTGCAGCAGGTGAGTACGGTCATCAATTTCGATATACCGAAGTGTGTCAACACATATTTGCACCGAATTGGTAGAAGCGGTCGTTGGGGTAGGAAAGGAATGGGGATTAACTTTGTCACCAAGCGCGACATTCATATTATGAAGGAAATAGAAAAACATTACCACACTGAAATCAAAGAGCTTCCGGCACACGTTGTGAATTCGAACTGAAAAAATTGGAAAATACAAACAAAGGTGTGTATAATGACTGGAAGTTAGCGTATTAATTCGCCATTATTATTCTGTTATCTCTAATAATGGCGTCATTTGATTTACCAATCACTGGGATTCATAAGACCAAGGTCCTGAACAAAGAAGTTATTGATGATTTAGAACTCGTGGTATCCTGTAAGGAAATTTTACGTCCTACAACGAACTTTGGAGAGAAAACAGCCGGTCTATGGGCACGTAACTACACCTCCGATGTTGCACACCTGAAGGATACCCAAACGCTTTTAATGCGACCAATACCCGAATTTCGCAATTTGAACCCAAAAGACGCACACGATGTTTCTGGTGTAAACGCGGTGTGGAACCAAGTCTTGTCTCTTAATAGGGATAAGGCAAGTGCTGATGGCGAACACGCGAAGCACGATGACGCGAAGCACGATGACGCCGACCTAGGATTTCACGCAAAATATCAGTATATCGATTGGAATTGGCTTCGTCCTCTTAATAACAATGGTAATTTTCTCCAGTGGATGAGCTTGTACAATATGACAACCCCGGTTTTATCTCTCTGCTTGCCCATCTTCTTTTTGATTTTGCCGTTTTTCATTCTCCGATTCCAGGGCTCTCACATCACATTTACAAAATATTGCGACATTTTGAAAGTGGTCTTTCGACGCCATCAAATCGGTCAACTATTCTCAATATCATCCGCCACCTGGGACAAGCGAGTCTACATCATTGTTTCTATGATTTTTTATGTGCTTCAGATCTACCAGAACATCCGTTCTTGTGTTTCATTTACGCGAAATATGAAAGATATACACCACCAACTCTTCGTAATACGAAAGCATATTTCGCAAACGTTAGGATACATGGAAACATATGAAGCGCAAACGAATGACTTGGATAGCTACGAAGGGTTTGTTGCCAATATGAACGTGCATCGGCATATATTATCATTGGCCAAGCACGATCTCGACCGCATCAGTAAAAACTCGCTTTCGATGACGAAGCTACAACAAATTGGGCATGTAATGAAGTGTTTCTATCAACTATATAACAAGCCCGACCTGAAAGCCGCTTTAGAATATTCGTTTTCTTTTTGCGGATATCTCGACAATTTAGGTGGAATTCAAAGCGCCATCCGCTCTGGAATGCTTGGAAAATGTAAGTTTAGCAAGACGAAGACCAAATTCTGCGGGGCTTACTACCCGGTGACACATACCGAACCGGTCAAGAACACATACAATATTGGGAAGCACCACTTGATTACAGGTCCAAACGCAGCAGGGAAGACCACGCTGCTGAAAGCAACCATGTTTAATGTGGTGTTCTCACAGCAAATAGGTTATGGGTGCTATGACAAGGCGAGCATTGCGCCATTCGACCAAATACACTGCTACATAAATATTCCGGACACATCAGGGCGTGACAGTTTGTTCCAAGCCGAAGCACGCCGTTGCAAAGACATACTAGAAGCGATAAAATCATCCGATGCTACAGAAAGACATTTCTGTGTATTCGACGAACTATATTCAGGGACCAATCCATACGAAGCAATCGGAAGCGCAGCCGCCTACTTGACCCATTTGAATAAATATCCGAATGTATCGTTCATGTTGACTACCCACTTTTTAGGGCTGTGCCACCGACTGAAAAGGAAGAAACGTTTCTTGAATTGCCATATGTGTGTCGAACAACAAGGCGAAGACTTTCACTACACATATAAACTTACCAAAGGAATATCCGATGTTAAAGGCGGAGTCAAGGTTCTCAAAGATTTAGAGTATCCGGATGAAATTTTAAAAGAGACAAAGAAGGTAATATCCGAGATAATATTTTGATTTTGATTTAGATTTTGATTTTGATTTTGATTTAGATTTTTTGGTTATAGATTCGTTCATTTACCATATAAAATGTCCTGACGAGTTAATAATGAACCTATCGGATATTCAAGGCAACAGTCTTATCATATCAATCGCACTAACACTTCTTGTGGGTGCGATTATTGTGTATTATCTGAACACCAGAATGGTTACGCTTGAAAAGTCATTGGCTCGTCAAAACACGATTCTCAGCGAGTTTATCACAAACATACGCAATGAAATCGCAGGACCATCATTGTCGGTGTCTCCACTCCCTTCTGGTCCCGCAAGCAACGACGCCACCCCCGAAGCGAAGTTATCCGCCGAGGCCTTTGCAAGCAATCCAAACGAGAAAATCAACGTTTCCGACGATTCCGAATCAGAATCAGATTCCGATTACGATTCGGAGACGGACGAGGATAGCATGAGCGAGAGCGACAATGACAAGCAACACGACACAACGGAAGACACATTAGAGGTGGATGACATCAAAGTAATCGACTTAAAAAGCGAATCTGAACCTAAGGAGGAGATTGTCGCGAAATCAAACGATGTGGAAGAAACGACCAAGACAATTTCTCTCTTGAACGTTGAAGAAGTCGGAGATGTGGATGTAGAGTCATTAAAAGTGCAGTCTGATAGTGATATCGAATCTGACACAGACAACGAGGCGGATGACGAGACAATTGCCGAAGCAAAAAACGATGTAGCTCTTCAAGATGTTGAGACACTACCCGAAAATATAACGGCCTCATCCACTATATCTCCCGGTTTAGACGTGCACCAACTTTTCGCGAAGCATTTAGAAGTAGAACCCACCGCGAATGAAAATGAAAGCGTTACCACCACAAACTATCAAAAATTTAAGGTCGACGAGTTGAGGAGACTGGCAAAGGAGGGAAATCTAGGCAGCGAGGATGATATTAACAAGATGAAAAAAAAGGAATTGATTACCTTGCTATCGAATAGTGAGCAGTGAATAGCAGATAAAACGTTCAAAATATGCTTTTATTGATTCGATATATTTTCATATTTTCATATTTCCATATTTTTATATGTTTGTATATAATAAATGAGTTGGGGAACGTGCTACTCTGGTTCGAATAATATACATTTTGAGTTTCCGCCGATCATGTCGGATGGGCGCAATTATGCGAGTTGGCAACCGGGCGCCGCCAAAAACGAGGCCATTCGTGAGAAGCAGGGGATCATTAACAACCTTCAATATCGCAAATACTTGATTGCCAATGCCGACCAAATAATCAAGGGAAATCAGCTGGAGGCATGCGACGATTGTTCGTCGAGCACATCGCAAAATGGAAGCGGGAAAAAACTGCTCAGTGCCCCGTTCTTATATGGGTCGGTGCACGAAAAGTCCGCTCCATATGGCTATGAGACTAGTGATCTGAAGAGCGTCTACCTTACCCGCCACCAGTTACAAAGCAGACAGGTGACTCCCGTTATGACCCAAGAGCAATTACTATCCCAACAACGTGGGCGTTAAATAATAATTGTCTGGACAAAAGAAAATATATTTATTTTATAAATAACATCGTATATATTTATAAAATGCCTGCTCGCTCGGGCTTGGACTAATTCACCATAAATTGTATTTCTTTCGCACAACAGGGTCTGATGTATTAATACCTACTGGAAGCGAAACGTATTTACGTCCGTTCATATCCGCGTCACCTGTCGGATAAAGAGCATATTTTTGTTTAGAACCGTCGGGTTGTGCTGAGACTTTTGGAACACTTATGCTGTGATTCCATGGATATGTTGAGTTCAACCTTCTTATTTCGCCAATGCTGTATGTCTTGTCCGGTGTGTTGCCATTCATATTGTTTGATACTATAATCTTACATACACATTTCAAATCAATTTTACCGTATATGTGGTTTAAAAACTTTCGTTGATGAATAACAAATGAAACTATTGAGCATCGATGTTGGCATTAAGAATTTGGCATATTGTGTTTTGGACGTAACACCAGGAGCATACAAAATCGTAGCATGGGACGTAATCAATCTTTGCGGTATTCCACATGTTTGCAATCAACAAACGAAGAAAGGAGCGTGTACCCGTCTTGCCAAGTATCAAAAAGGTCAGGTGAAGTCCTGTAAATCGTGCGCCAAAAAAACAAAATACATCATTCCTTCTGCCCAGCTCTTGAAAACAAAGCAAGCACGGACGAAAGTATCTGAATTAAGAGGCATTGCTCAGGATTATGGAATCACCTTATCAAAAGATGCCAAAAAAAAGGAGATTCAAGATGAAATCAATACGTTTATGGAGAAGAATGTTATGGACCTGGTGTCGTCAACCTCTGCTTCCGAAATGTCGCTTGTTGATATTGGAATTGCTATACGCAACGCATTTGATACATCTCTATTTCTCTCCATCGATACAGTTCTCATCGAGAATCAAATTAGTCCAATCGCCAACCGCATGAAGACTGTTCAGGGTATGATCGCACAGTTTTTTATCATGCGAAACATAGAAGATGTGCAATTCGTGTCCGCCGCCAACAAGTTGAAAGCATTCACCCAAGGTAAAACCACATACAAAGAGAGAAAAGCACTCGGTATTTCAACAACGCAAAAATTAATCCTTGAGAGTAACGAACTCGCATCGTGGTGCGAACACTTTAGCAAACACTCCAAAAAAGATGATTTAGCCGACAGTTTTTTACAAGGACTCTGGTATATCAACGAGAATAAGAAGGTCTAATCTTATGAGCATATTTTATGAGCATAGCATATTTTATGAGCATAGCATATTTATGGAGCATATTTTATGAGCATACCGATGAAACGGGTCTATATTGTTGCTGAACAGTAAATATGCGTCAGTGTAATACTTAAAATTATATGTTCTACTTGTATCATAATGCAAGCCCAAGTTATCGACATTGGTGCGGTGAGCGATGGACCTGCGTTGAGACTGAATAAAAGCGAACCCGAACCATCATCCAAACCAATCGAAGTATCCGTATCCCCAAGCGAAAAACCATCGGTTAATTTTGGAGGTGGAATCGAGTTCTTGATGAATGACAAGCTGAAATCGGACAACAAACCCAAACCGGATATAGATTTAGGAGATATTACCGAACTCGAAAGTGAATTGAACGACCTAACCGAGGATATTTCCATGAAAAAATCGTCCTCTGCCTCTGGTTTAGACAACACGAATTCGGTTAAGTTTGAGGTGTTTGAGAAACATGAGGAACCTGTTTCTGGAATAAGTACGCCTATTGGAAAGGCGACTGCATCGCAAAGCAAGGATGACGAATCAAACAAGACGTGGGATGGATTTGGTAAGTTTAATAACATCCCAGTAGACCCGGACAAGCAGGTTCCTGCCAAACCAAAGCTTACCCATGAAGAGTTGGTAAGAGAGAAATTCAAGGCGCTTCGCAAACTAGAGGCTCTCGAGAAGAAAGGGGTCAAGTTGTCCAAGCGCTACACGATGGAGTCATCGCTCGAGGAAATGCAGGGGGAGTATGAACTCATCATAGCAGAAAAGGAGTCTTCGGCAAGTTGTAAGTTCCAAGGGCGTATGCTCATGGCGGCGGTTACTGGTTTAGAGTTCCTGAACAATCGGTTCGACCCTTTCGACGTGAAACTGGATGGTTGGGCGGAGCAACTCAATGAGAATATGGACGATTACGACGAAATCTTTGCTGAGTTACACGAGAAATACAAGTCGAAGGCAACAATGGCGCCCGAACTCAAGCTCCTTTTCCAGTTGGGCGGTTCTGCTATCATGGTCCATATGACCAACACAATGTTCAAGTCCGCAATGCCCGGAATGGACGACATTATGCGACAGAACCCCGAACTCATGCAGCAGTTCACGCAGGCAGCCGTGAATAGTATGAGCGATAGCAATCCTGGGTTTGGCGGGTTTATGAACGGAGTGATGGGGAACGATGACACGCAACCAAATGTGGCACCTGGTCCGCCGCCTGCGCCGATGCCGACCCAGACGCTTCGAAGCAACCGGTCCGAGACGCCGAACAATCGCCCCGACATGTCTGCTGCGCGCGACAACGATGGCATCAACATCAGTGAAAACTTTGGAAGCGTAGGTGCGGAACCGCCAACGCGCAGCACAAGTGCCCAGCGACCTGAAATGAAGGGTCCATCGGACATATCGGACCTACTTTCCGGTTTGAAAACTAAGACCATCGATATTGGTGCGTCCAACGACAAAAAGGATAGCAGCACCATTAGCATCCAAGATTTGAAGGAAATATCAGATGCCAAGCAACCATCGCGTTCCAAACGCAGACAAAAGAGCGATAAAAATGTGGTGAGCCTTGAACTTTAGTCTAATTCGTGCGGTGAAAAAATGATATTTAGTATTATATTATAGTTAATATCATACAATACAATAAAGCAACATCATGTTTTCGGATTTGCCAGAAGAACTAATCTCAAAGATCACACTGGATGCTACTATTCTATTGAAAAACAATACATGGAGAGAAGTCCACGAAGAACTATTGCTCCAACGAGTTACACCGAAGACGGATTTTGGATGCATATTCCTAACGCGCTCTTATCCTGTCACCGGAATGGCAGCGTTGGAGTTGGCAAATGTGGAATACACAC